CGATTTGTTCATTAAGAACATGGATTGGCCCGGCGCGCAGGAAATGGCAGAGCGGTTCAAGAAAATTCTTGATCCTAAAGTACTTGCTACAGACGATCAGTCACCTGAAATGGTTGCCGCACAGCAACAGATGGAAGTTATGGCTGAAGAACTGAACCGCATGGTCGATATTATCGAAGGCGTGCAGGCTGACGTTGCGAAGCGTGAAGTAGACATCAAGGAATACAAGGCACAGGTAGACGCCTACGATGCGGAAACAAAACGTATCAGCGCGATGCAAGCAGGGATGACAGAAGAGCAAATTCAGGATATTGTCATGGGGACGATTGCTGGCGCGTTAGATACAGGTGATTTGATTAGCGGATCACCAGAAATGCGCGAGCAGCCTGACATGACCGAAGAAATGCCTCCGCAACAACCAATGCCAGAAATGGGCGGTATGCCTGAGATGCCACCTGAAGGAATGATGGAATGACCGTAAGCCTCAAACATACCTTTACGTCAGCCAAAACTGACAGCCTTGACACGTCACTTGTTCAGCCATCCAACTGGAACGCAGAACACGAACTGACGGCTGCTGCCGGTAAAGTTCTTGGCCGCGACACGTCTGGTGCAGGCGCGGTGCAAGAATTGCCGATCTCCGTTACGTCTGCGGGCAATGTTACTATACCTAACAATTTTGCCGTTACAGGTACTGTGTCGCTTACCAACGCACTTACTGTTCCAAACGGCGGCACAGGCGCAGCTACGCTGACAGCTAACAGCGTCCTAATCGGCAACGGCACGTCGGCTGTGACTGCTGTCGCGCCGGGTGCAGTGGGCAACACCTTAACCAGCAATGGAACATCATGGACCTCGGCAGCAGCCGCACCAAGCGCGGTTCAATACCCTCAAAATAGCCAATCGGCAAACTACACGCTGATAATAACCGACGCCGGTAAGCAGATATTTCACCCTGTATCCGACGTTGCTTTTCGCACTTACACAATTCCTGCAAACGCCAGCGTAGCATTTCCTATTGGGACGGTTGTTCTGTTCACGGTAGAAAACGGCGGAATAGCGGTTACTGTTGCTATTACAAGCGACACGCTTGTTTTTGGTAACGGAACAACCGGCTCATTGGTTGTTGCACCCAGTAATACGCTTATGGCTATCAAGGTCACTGCTACGAAGTGGATGGCAAATTACTTATATCAAACAGGTTCTCCGGGCCAATTCGTGCAGTCTATTGCTGTAGCGCACAGAAGTACGAACGCCGTCACCGCATATCCTTGGTCGGTTTCAGGTTTTGGTACTAAATACGCCAACCCGGCTACGGTGCCTGTCGGTGATGGCAACGGCGTAGCGTTTTCACCTACGGGTAACGCTATAGCTGTAGCAAGCGCAGGATCACCCTTTGTCACCGCATACCCGTGGTCTGGTTCTGGATTTGGTACAAAGTTTACCAATCCAGCTACGCTGCCCACGGGCGCCGCCCAAGGCGTAGCGTTTAACCCAGCGGGCGACGCTATTGCCGTAGTGCACATCACAACACCTTTCGTCACAGCATACCCGTGGAGCAGTTCTGGGTTTGGCACTAAATATACCAATCCAGCTACACTGCCTACTGGCACAGGCCGAAGCGTAGCGTTCAGTCCTTCAAGCAACGCCATAGCCGTAGGGCACGACGCATCTCCTCTTATTTCTGCTTACCCGTGGAGCGGCTCCGGCTTCGGCACTAAGTTTACCAATCCAGCTACACTACCGACTGGTGCTGGCGACGGCGTAGCCTTCAGTCCTGCGGGTGATGCCATAGCTGTAGCGCACGACAACACACCCTACATTACAGCTTACCCGTGGAGCGGTTCTGGGTTCGGCACTAAGTTTACCAATCCCGCTACATTACCGACTGGTAATGGCAACGGCGTAGCGTTCAGTCCTGCGGGTAATGCCATCGCCGTAGCGCATGCCACAACACCATTCATCACCGCCTACCCGTGGAGCGGCGCCGGCTTTGGTACTAAGTTTACCGACCCAGCTACGCTGCCCCTAGCTGATGCTTACAGCGTAGCTTTCAACACAGCAGGCGACGCTATAGCTGTAGGATACGAAAATACTACCCCCTTCATCTCCGCCTACCCTTGGTCTGGCTCAGGCTTTGGTACTAAGTTTGCTAACCCAGCTACACCGCCTACTAGCGATAGCAGGGGCATAGCTTTTACAACCGGCACATAGGAAAAAATATATTATGATATACACACAACTCAGCGACGATTACAAATACGACACCATAGCGGATGCCATGTACGCACGCGAGATTGAGCATTTCCATTACGACTTTGACCGCAGGAACTTTGAGCATCTGCTGGCAAACGCTACAGACAACGAGTTTGCGGCCAATGTAGCAGAACGGCTGAACAGCACGCGCAAAGAAATGGGCAACGTAGAGGCCATTATGTCGGCGTTGAAAGAGCAGATTGAAGACCAAGCCGCATACGCTGCGGCTGTTGTACGTGTAACCGCCAAGCGGGAAGCAAAGGAAGCAGAATAATGTGGTATGTCCAAGCCCAAGGCGACACCTTCATACGGCACATCTTTGATGTAGAGCCGACGCAGTGGGACGCGGATAACTATTGTTACGCGCGCGCGTTAACACCTGAACAGGTCGAACATTTTGGTGTACACAAGAAACAGATCGTCACGCCGCCATATCACGACCCCGCAACGCAGAGTCTTGAAGAAGGCCCAGCCGTATTGGTCGATGGTGTCTGGACGCAGAACTACATCGTAACGGACCTTGATGCAGACGCGTCAGCCGCAAAGGTTGGTGCACAATGGAATGTAATCCGCGCTGAACGTAACAATCTGCTGGCTGATTGCGATTGGACGCAGCTACCTGACGCTTCGGCAGACGCTGCTGCATGGGCTACATACCGTCAAGCCTTACGCGACATAACCACCCAAGCTAATCCGTTCGCTGTTGTCTGGCCTGAAAGTCCATCATCATGAAATGCGCTGATTTTGTAGGCACTCTGTTTCTCGCGCGCGATGTAGCCCATTCGACGCACCTAAACACACGCAGCTTTGCCAAGCACTCCGCTTTGAACACTTTCTACGATGAAGTGATCGATTTGGCGGACAAATTTGCTGAAGCCTATCAGGGTAAATATGGCTTAATTGGCCCTATTTCGCTTATGTCAGCTAAGAAGACAAACAATATTGTTGCGTTTCTTGAAGGTCAGGTAGACGAACTTGAGGAAATGCGGTATAAAGTCGTTGATAAGGATTGCACTCCAATCCAAAACATTATCGACGAGATTTTTGGGTTGTATTATTCAACCTTGTACAAATTGAAATTTTTGGCTTAGGATAATACATATGGCTGCTACTTTTGTATCTTTGAGTGCTACCGCACAAGTCAAGGTTGGTCTTGGTAAACTGAAGGGTATTTTTGTATCTTCAGGTACCGTTCCAACTGTCGCTGTTTACGACAGCGCGACGGCATCCACCAGCGATCCAGTTATATTAAACACTTTTACGTCAGCCACTCCCGGACTCTATACGTTCACCGGCGACGATGGCGGCGTAGGTTTTAGCAAGGGTTTGTATGTCGTTCTTGGCGGCACAACACCCAAGGCAAGCATTTTTTACGAGTAAACCTTACTCAGAAAACCGTACTGGTGCGGCACATCAGGAACTCCATAGGAGTTAAACATGGACGAAACAGTCCCCAACGTAGCGGATGCCTCCGCGCCAGAACTCGAAGCCACGGCAGCAATCGAGCCTGTAGAAAACACGACGCCGGAAACGCCTGCTGAACAGGAAGCAAATAAGTCCTTCACACAAGAAGAACTTGACGCAATTGTTGGCAAGCGCCTCGCAAGAGAACAGCGCAAATGGGAGCGCGAACAGGCTCAAAGAGCAGAGGAAGTACAGGCCCGCCAACAAGCTGGCTATGATATTACTCCTGATCAATTTGAGACTTATGAGGATTACGCAGAGGTTTTGGCCGAACGTAAAGCTGAAGAATTGCTGGCACGGCGAGATACTGCCCGTCAGCAAGCTGAAATGCAGGATGCCTACCATGATCTAGAAGAGGCGGCGCGGGACAAATATGATGACTTTGAACAAGTCGCATACAACCCCAACCTACCGATTACCGATTTCATGGCGCAAAGCATCCAAGCGTCAGACGCAGGCCCAGACGTTCTATATTATCTCGGCTCTAATCCGAAAGAAGCTGATCGTATTGCCCGTCTAGCGCCAATTTTGCAGGCAAAAGAAATTGGAAAACTTGAGGCTTCATTGTCCTCAAATCCGCCGGTTAAAAGAACTTCAAACGCCCCGGCTCCGATTGCGCCTGTCACAGCACGTTCTACTGGGTCAAACCAGTTTGACACCACCGACCCTCGTTCGACTAAGTCGATGAGTACGTCGGAATGGATCGAAGCAGAACGTATGCGGCAGATCAAGAAGTACGAGGCACAACGCAACAGATAATTTGGGATTATTACCATGTCTAACTCGATTTTAACAATTGATATGATCACGCGGAAGGCTCTAGAAATTCTAGAGAATAACCTTGTGCTGACACGTAACGTAAACCGCCAGTACGACGATAGCTTTGCTGTCGAAGGTGCTAAAATTGGCTCAACCCTGCGTATCCGTCTTCCAGACCGTGCGCTTGTAACTGACGGCGCAGCCCTTCAGGTACAGGATGACAACGAGCAGTTCACAACACTGCAAGTTTCCACCCAGAAGCACATCGGCGTCAACTTCACGACTGCTGAATTGACGATGCAGCTTGACGATTTCGCAGACCGCGTTCTCAAGCCACGTATCTCGCAGCTTGCTGCCAGCATCGACGCTGACGTTGCTAACTCGTTCTTGACCATCGGTAACACTGTTGGCACGCCCGGCACTACGCCAGCTACTTCGGCTGTTCTTCTTGCTGCACAGCAGAAGCTCAACGAAAACGCTGCTGTAATGTCGCCACGCTATGCGACTGTTAACCCAGCCGCCAACGCTGGTTTGGTCGAAGGTCTGAAGGGTCTATTCAACCCAACCGACACGATCAGCAAGCAGTTCAAGAATGGCATGATGGGTACAGGCGTACTTGGCTACGACGAAATCAATATGTCGCAGTCCATCAAGCAGTTCACCACTGGTTCGCGTACTGCAACTGGCGGCACGACTTCGGCTGCAATCACTACTGAAGGTGCAACCACCATCGCCATCACTGGTGCTGGTGCAGCCGGCGTAGTCAAGGCAGGCGACGTTTTCACTGTAGCTGACTGCTTCCAAGTTAACCCACAAACCCGTGAAAGCACTGGCTCGTTGTTCCAGTTCGTTGCGTTGGCTGATGTCACACTCAGCGGCGCTGGCGCAGGTAACGTAACTGTTGCACCGATCTACTCGGCTGCACAGGCACTTGCCACTGTCAACACGCTGCCCGGCAACTCCAAGGCGATCATCTTTGTTGGTACGGCTTCTACGCAATACGCGCAGAACCTTGTATACCACAAGGACGCTATCACCTTCGCAACCGCCGACCTTCTGCTCCCACAGGGCGTAGATATGGCTTCGCGTCAGGTACACAACGGCATCAGCTTGCGCGTTGTTCGTCAGTACGACATCAACAACGACCGTCTGCCTTGCCGTATTGACGTTCTGTACGGTTACAGCACGATCCGTCCGCAGATGGCTGTCCGGATGTGGGGTTAATCTAATACCGGCCCTCGGTTCGCCGGGGGCCAATTATTCTAAAGGATTTTTACTATGCCTACTTTACCTAATGGCGCTGGCGGTTACCAAGTTGGTGACGGCAATCTCGGCGAAATCACTTTTGGTGTTTCATCTATCCCGACTGCACTTACCGCAGCGGCTACTCTGACCACTGCCGAATTGGCTGGTGGCCTTGTTGTCTACACTTCGGCCAGCACGGCAGACATCACGCTTCCTACGGTTGCGCTTGTCAACGCCGACTTCAGCAGTGCAAAAGTCTACTCGTCTTTTGACATTTCTTTGGTCGCTACCAGCACCGGCGTTCCTACTATCGTAGTAGGCACCGGCTGGACCTTGGTTGGTTCAGGCGCAGGCGTTGCATCCAAGAGCGTACTGTTCCGTGCTGTTAAAACCAGCGCGACAACGTACAATCTGTACCGTATCGCTGGCTAATGGGTTTGCCCCGGCTACGGTCGGGGCTTCCTTTTCAGGAGAAAATCAATGGCTAATACAAAATCTATCGGCGTCGCTTTCCTTGACCAAAACATCGACGGCGCCGATTTCGTTTATGTTGATAGCGAACTCGGCTACACCGCCGCAGCACAAGGTACGGTCACGCAGGGCGTTAGCAAAGCCGAACCCGTCACGCTGAACAAGTCCGCTGGTCAAATCACGATGAACGGCGCACAGTTGAACGCAGCGACCAACGTGACGTTCACGCTGAACAACAGCACGATTGGCACCAAAGACGTTACCATTTTGAACGTTGCTGCGGGTGCCACTGCTGGTGCATATAACTGCTGGATTTCCAGCAAGGCTACTGGGTCATGCACCATCACCGTTCGCAACATCAGCGGCGGTAACTTGAGCGAAGCAGTAGTGATTAACTTTGCGGTTATCCACTGCGTTTAACTAATTTGGACGGCTTTCGGGCCGTCCATTTTACGGAGTTTCTATGGCTGTTATCTATCTTGTTCACGAAGTTCACGGCGCAAAAGTTGCTATTTCAGAAGAAGAAGCGATTTGTGATGAAGATTTTGGCTGGACACGCTATAATCCTGACGCGCCTGTAGAGGCGTCAGTAAACGAAATGCCGGCGCGCAACAGTCGCCGCCGCACAACGCAGGAAGACTAACCAATGGAAACGGCTGGGGACATAATCAACGGTGCGCTTAGGCTGCTAGGCGTTCTGGCAGAAGGCGAAGTTCCATCGGCTGAAACGTCGCAAGACGCACTGCGCGCCATGAACCAGATGATTGATAGCTGGAACACAGAGCGCCTGTCCGTCTTCTCGACGCAAGACCAAGTATTTACATGGCCCGCCGGCTTGATCAGCCGCACGCTTGGGCCTTCCGGCGACTTTGTCGGCAACCGCCCTGTCCTGCTTGATGACTCGACGTACTTCGTCCAGCCCGGCACCGGCGTCAGCTACGGCATCAAATTCATCAACCAGCAGCAGTATGACGGCATTGCGGTCAAGACGGTCACGTCTACATTCCCGCAAGTTATCTTTGTCAACATGACGTATCCTGACATTGAAATGTTTGTCTATCCGCGCCCCACAGCCGACCTGACATGGCATTTCATTTCGGTTGAAGAACTGACGCAGCCAGCGTCGCTGGCGACCATATTGTATTTCCCGCCCGGCTATCTGCGTGCGTTTCGCTATAACTTGGCGTGCGAAATGGCACCTGAGTTTGGCGTTGAACCTTCGTCACAAGTCCGCCGTCTGGCAATGGCGTCGAAGCGTAACATCAAGCGCATCAACAACCCCGACGACATCATGTCGATACCGTACAGCCTCATCGCTTCACGTCAGCGGTTCAACATTTACGCAGGCAACTACTAATGAAAACGCCGATCCTTGGGTCGGCGTATGTCGCTAGAAGCGTCAACGCCGCCGACAACCGCATGGTTAACCTGTTTCCTGAGATTGTCCCTGAAGGCGGCAAGGAGCCAGCGTTCCTTCAGCGCGCGCCGGGGCTGACTGCACTGGCTACGATCGGCAGTGGCCCTATCCGCGGGCTGTGGACATATGGTAGTTATGGCTATGCGGTGTCTGGTACAACACTGTACCAAATTGACAACAACTGGAACGCGATAGCCAAAGGCAGCGTAGCTGGCTCCGGCCCTGTCAGCATGGCTGACAACGGCACGCAGCTATTCATTGCGGCTAACCCTTTAGGTTACATATACAACGTTAACACTGATGTGTTTCAGCAGATTACCGATGCTGACTTCCCCGGAGCAGGCACGGTTGGTTACATCGACGGCTATTTCACGTTCAACGAACCCGGCACGCAGAAGATTTGGGTTACGCAACTGCTCGACGGCACTAGCGTTGACCCGCTAGAGTTCTCTAGCGCCGAAGGCAATCCAGACAATGTGGCCGCTATCTTTGTGGACCACCGCGAAGTCTGGGTGTTTGGCACCAATTCGACCGAAGTCTGGTATGACGCAGGGTTGCTCGACTTTCCGCTGGCGCGTATTCAAGGTGCGTTTAATGAACTGGGCTGCGCTGCCCCGTACAGCATCGCCAAGATGGACAACCAAGTCTACTGGCTAGGTAAGGACGCGCGCGGTCAGGGTATCGTCTACAAGGCCGCGGGCTACATCGGCCAGCGTGTGTCTACACACGCTATCGAATGGCAGATGCAAGAGTATGCCGACCTGACAGACGCTGTTGGCTACACGTACCAGCAAGACGGTCACAGCTTCTACGTTCTAAACTTCCCCACCGCCGACACCACGTGGGTGTATGATGTCGCCACTGGTGCATGGCATGAGCGGGCGTCGTTCGCCGCTGGCGAGTTTAACCGTCACCGCGCCAATAACCAGATGTTCTTTAACAACACTACAGTTGTCGGCGACTACCAGAACGGCAAAATTTACGAGTTTGACCTGAACGTGTACGCTGATGATGGTGAACCGCAGAAATGGTTGCGGTCGTGGCGCGCGCTGCCCACAGGCGCTAACAACCTCGCGCGTACTATCCAGCACTCCATGCAGCTTGACTGCGAGACAGGTGTGGGGCTAAATACCGGCCAAGGCAGCGACCCGCAAGTTATGCTGCGCTTCTCTGATGACGGCGGGCATACATGGTCCAGCGAACATTGGAAGTCGATGGGGGCTATTGGTAAGTTTGGCAAGCGTACCATTTGGCGCCGTCTTGGTGCGACGATGAAGATACGTGACCGCGTTTACGAAGTGTCTGGCACAGACCCTGTACGGATTTACATCATGGGTGCTGAACTGCTACTTAGCGGAACGAATGCCTGATGGCACTGGCGCCAATCAACCCCACCCAGCTAACGCCGCCGCGTGTTGAGTTTATCGACCCGCGGTCAGGCGCGATTAGTCGTGAGTGGTATCGGTTCTTTTTGTCGCTGTTGACCGCGACGCAGACCAACCAAGATGAAACTACTCTGGTGCCAGACACAGCATCGCTGTTAGCCACCTATGACGCCATGCTGGCAACTACTACCCAAGCAACCGAAGTTACATCTGACGGTATGGTGGCAAGCCTAGAAAGCAGTCTGAACAACCTGCAAAATTCTTTTGATGTTACACCACCCAATCTTGGCGGTAGTGTCACTTCGGTGGCTGCGTCTGGCGGCGCGACCGGCCTGACCTTTACTGGGTCACCGATTACGACGAGTGGTACCCTTACCCTTGGCGGAACGCTGGCGGTAGCCAATGGCGGCACGGGGCAGACTTCGTACACTGACGGCCAGCTTCTGATTGGCAACACAACCGGCAACACGCTAACCAAAGCCACTCTAACCCCCGGCAGCGGCGTATCTATCACTAATGGTGGGGGTTCAATAACTATCTCTGCAACTGGCAGTGGCGGAACGGTTACGAGCGTTTCTGTTGTTTCGGCAAACGGCTTTGCAGGAACCGTGGCTACTGCGACAACGACGCCTGCAATCACTTTATCCACTTCAGTTACTGGTCTGGTAAAGGGTAATGGAACAGCCTTGTCCGCCGCTATAGCGGGAACTGACTATGTTGCGCCCGGCGCAATCACCACAAGCGGCCTTACAATGGCCACAGCGCGTATTCTGGGGCGCACAACGGCAAGCACTGGGGCGGTAGAAGAAATTACTGTCGGTACTGGCTTATCGCTTTCTGGCGGTTCTCTATCTAACTCAGCGCCAGATCAAATCGTATCTTTGACGGGGGCTGGCACGACAGTTGTATCTGGGACGTATCCCAGCTTCACGATTACATCTAACGATCAGTATGTCGGCACTGTAACCAGTGTCAGCGGCACGGGAACTGTCAACGGCATTACGCTGACAGGAACGGTAACCTCTTCAGGATCACTCACGCTTGGCGGAACGCTTTCGGGTGTCAGCCTTACAAGCCAAGTTACAGGCACACTACCTGTCACTAACGGTGGTACAGGCACGGCCACGGCCTTTACCGCTGGCTCCGTTGTCTTCGCAGGCGCTTCGGGCGTATACACACAGGACAACGCTAACCTGTTCTGGGACAACACCAACGACCGTCTAGGTATTGGTACGGCTTCGCCAGCATATAGGCTGGATGTTTCTGGTGTTGCCCGCGCATTTGAAAGCGCGTCCGCAGGAACAAGCAATCTTGTGTCTGCCAATACCAGCACCGCAAACAATACCACAAAATACACTAGCCTTTTGTTTCAAGGCGTGGACACTGTTGGAACACTGAAAAGCGCGGGGCTTGTTTTATCAGGCCCAGCGGATGTCAACTATGTTGGCTCTTACATGGCGTTTCAGACGCGCATTTCGGACGCCGTTGCAGAGCGTATGCGTATTGATGCTAATGGATACTTGCTGGTTGGGGCAACAAGTTCAGAAGGCCCAGCAAGAATATCGTCGGTTAGCACTGCTTCTGGCACTGCGTGTGTATCCTACCGCAATTCGTCCGGCGCTGGTAGCTATTTAGCGCTTTTTATCAATGCTGCCAACAGTGCATTTATCGGCAGCATAACTAACAACGCTGACACTGGTGTTTTATACAACATCACATCTGACGTTCGCCTAAAAGAAAACATAGCCAACTCGGACGATGCTGCCAGCCTGATAGACGCGCTTCAGGTGCGTAAGTTTGATTGGAAGGGTAGTAGTGTCCATCAACGCTACGGCTTTATTGCACAGGAACTACTTGAGGTTGCACCAGAGGCTGTCTACCAGCCAGAAGACCCAGAAGATATGATGGCCGTGGACTATTCAAAATTGGTTCCAATGCTGGTAAAAGAACTGCAATCGCTTCGCGCGCGTGTAGCACAATTAGAAGGAGAGTAACCGTGGCCGTTTCTATCAGTAACATCATCCCCGCCAAGACCGCGGAGAACACTCAGACAACGCAGTACACGTCGAACGGCGTGCAGACAATCATCGACAAATTCACCGCGACTAACTACAGCGCGACCGCTGCAACGATTAGCGTCAACTTGATTTCGGCTGCGGGCAGCGCGGGAGACAGCAACTTGATCGTCAAGACCAAAACGCTCCAGCCGTCTGAGACTTACACCTTTCCTGAACTGGTCGGCCATGTGCTGCCTAACAATGGCTTCATCAGCACAATCGCTGGCACGGCGTCCGCCATCAACATCCGCGCGTCAGGTCGTCTGGTTAGCTAATGCAGAATTTTCTGCGCCTTGCAGACAATGTGGATACTATTCCGGTCATGCGCGAACTGGCTACGCAACCTGAGTTGTGGGACCAGAACACGCTGCGGACGCAGCACCCTGACACGGCTCACGCTGACGTAAGCGACATCTGGCTTTGGTTTAATGAAGTGCCGACAAACCCTGAAGCGGTTGTTAACGACATTCAGACAATAGCATATCCGGCGTGGACGCAGTTGCCGTCGCTGCGTCGGCTGGTGCTAGACCTTATGCGCCGCGTCGATGGCGTGCAGCTTGGCCGCTGCATTGTCACTAAGTTGCCGCCGGGCGGTCAGATAACGCCGCACGTTGACGGCGGTGCGCCAGCAGAGTTTTACACCCGCTACCAGATTGCGCTTCAGTCGCTACCCGGCGCACTGTTCCATTCCGGCGACGAAACGGTAAACTTCTACTCCGGCGAAGTGTGGTGGGTAAACAATCGCGTACAACATTCTGTTGTAAATAACAGCGCCGATGATAGGATTGTCTGCATAGTGGACATCAGGAGCGCATAATGATTACGGCACAAGTCGAGCCTTACAGTAAATGTTTGCCAGAATTGATGGAGTGCTACGACCTTCACTGGGAAGAGTTGGCGCTGAACAAAGATAAAGTACCGCTTGATCCGCAGTATGATTTGTATGAAGCGCGCGACAACGCCGGGCAGTTACTGCTGGTGACGCTGCGCGAAGCTGGCCGTTTAGTGGGGTATTTCATCGGTTTTATCGCGCCGGGGTTCCATTACAAGACGTGCCTGACGCTGACAATGGACATCTTTTGGACGCACCCAGATGTGCGTGGTGGATTTAGTGGCGTAAAGCTCTTTCGTTTAGTCGAAAAAGAAGCTAAAAGGCGTGGGGTGCATCGTATGTTCTACGGCTCCAAAATGCACAAGGACGCATCTAGGCTGTTTGAGTATTTGAAAATGGAACCCGTAGAGATTTACTACACGAAATGGATTGGGGATTGACATGGTCGCAGCAGCAATAGTCGGGTCGGCGGTTGTCGGCGGCGTAGTAGCCAGCAAAGCGTCTAGTAAAGCCGCTAAAACGCAAGAGCGCGCGGCGCAAGACGCGACCGCGGCGCAGGAGCGTATGTTCCAGCGGCAGACGGAACTGCAAGAGCCGTTTCGCCAAGGTGGCCTGACAGCGCAAAATGAGATTATGCAGTTGCTGGGCATCGGCGGCGACAAGACCGCCGCTGGCTACGGCAGTCTCGGTAAATCTTTTGGCGCGTCCGACTTCCAGCAAGACCCCGGCTATGCTTTCCGTCAAGCAGAAGGCATGAAGGCGCTAGAGCGTTCAGCAGCCGCACGCGGTAATTTGCTATCCGGCTCTACCCTGAAGGGTGTGCAGCGTTTCGGTCAAGACTTAGCCAGCCAAGAATATCAGAACGCATTTAACCGCTATCAGACAGAACGCGCAGCCAAGCTGAACCCGCTGCAATCGCTGATGGGTTCCGGTCAATCGTCAGCTAACGTGCTTACGGGCGCTGCCGGACAGATGGGTCAGAACGAAGCGTCGAACATCTACAACGCCGGACAAGCCCGTGCGTCAGGCTATATCGGTCAGGCTAACGCGCTTAACAACGCGTTGGGCCAAGTAACGGGCTATTTCGCGCAGCAACCGCTGCAAAACGCGATGATAAACTATTATAACAACGTGCCGGGCGGCGCTGGCAGCAGCAGCGGCGGCGGCGGCGGTTTTGGGTCCAGCACACCATACCGGTTGCCGGGCATTCCGAGAGGTTAATAAATATGGCAAACCAGATGATAGCCCTACAGGCGCGTAACCCACAGCTTCCCGATCCAGCGCGGATAACGGCGCAGTATGCAAACATGATGAACATGGCGCGGCAACAAGAAGCCGCGCAGCGTCAAGCACAGCTATCGCAGCAGACAATGGACATTAACGCAGCGCAAGAAGCGCGTGCGGCACGTTTGGCTGAACCTCAGTTTGCTAAAGCGCAATCAGAAGCTGCGGCGGCAGACCTTAAAACCAAATTAGAATTTCAGGCTTTTGTTTACACGGCGCTGAAGAACGCCGATAACCCTGACCAAGTAGTTGGCTTTGCGGAGCGCATCGCCGGTATACCTCAATTTCAAGACCCGATGTTTCAAGGGGCTTTATCAGACGCCGTAGCATCTATGCCAATAGATCCCGTGCAGTTCGGCGAATGGAGAAAAGCCACTGCGGCTAAAACGCTGACCGCCGCAGAAGAGTTGTCAAACGAATTTACGACGCAGAATCTTGGCACGTCTACTCGCGTAATTCGCACACCTAAATATGGCCGCGGTCCTGCTGAAGTCGTTGAAGGTTCCGAAGCCGCTGTTGACATCAAGCCAACTGTTGTCAACACTGATGAACTTGGCCCTATCATCGTTGACCCCAACACGGGAAGGGGTTACCCTGTAAGCGCCGGCGCAATCGGCGGTTATACGGCGCCGGGCGTCGGCGGTTCGCGCGGCGTTGCGGGCGGCGCGCCGGCTAGGGGCAGCGTTGCTGCTGCACTGCAAACTAACCCCGGCGCTATTAAAGACGGTGCGTTCGCACGGTCACAGCCCGGCTACGCCGGCGCAAGCGGTGGCTTTGCTACCTTTGATACGCCGCAAGCCGGTATCGCCGCGCAAGAAAACTTGCTACGCGGCAGCTACGTCAACAAGGGCTTCAACACGATTGACAAAATCATCAACCGTTATGCACCGCAAGGGCCAGAAAACAGTGCCGCGTCTGTTAGCAACTACAAGAAGTACGTTGCACAGAAAGCTGGCGTTGACATTAATGCACCTATAACTGCGGCGCAAATCCCTGTTGTGGCGCGGGCCATGCGTGAGTTTGAGACAGGCAACACAAGCGGCGGTGGTACACCCACAGGTGCTGGCGCACCGCAAACCATCCGACAAGCCGCCAGCACCGCCGACAAAGCTCGCACGGTTAAAAGTTTCAAAGACATCACAGGGTTTGACTTTACATCTGGTAAAGACCCCGTCGCCGATCTGATTAAAAGGTCAACAAGCGGCGGCGCGGAAAAGCTGGGCGCAGACATAGTCGGCTTTATACCTGAGAGCATGGGTGGCGGCACTACAAAAGGTATGGAAGCCATCGGTGCGCTTGAAGTTATTGCCAGTGACTTAACTCTGGCTTTGTTGCCGGGCAACAAACTGGGCGCTGGCGTATCCAACGAAGACCGTAAAATGTTTGAAAAGCTGGTTGGGGAAATGGCAAACCCGAACATTCCGGCGGGAAAGCGTTTAGCAGCATGGAGTCAGCTAAAATCAAAGATGGCCCGCATCGCCGGCGTAGACGCACCCACACGAAAAGCCGCGCCAACCAAAGGTAGCGCGCCAAGAACGCCAGTGCCGCGCAAAGCAGGCGGCGGATTTACGGTTGTAAGGGTTGAAGACTGATGCCTACATATACGGTTCGCGCGCCAAACGGTAAGACATACAAAATCACTGGTCCTGCCGGCGCTACCAACGCGCAGATCGAACGCGCAGTCCTTGAGGCGTATCCTGACGCCGGCGGAGCGGCACCGCAGTCAACCGCGCAGCGCGCGTTAGCCAACGCTAAGACAGACGCGCAGGCACGGCTGGCGCAAGCGCGGCGGTCTAACGACAAATCGGCGGAGCAGACATACTCCCGCGAAGTCGCTCGTCTTAATAAGATGACACCGCAACAGTTTTACAAAGCGCCCGGCAGGGCTGAAAGTTTTGTCAGCGGTCTGGTTGAGGGCGTTACTGAACCCATTGAGTTGGGGCTAAACCTTTTTGGTATCGGCGGCGACAAGGCACAGCGCGAACGCGGTAAGTTCCGCTTACGCGAGTCGCAAAAACAATTCCCCGGCACAACAACCGCGGGTGAAATCACAGGTAACATACTCGCAACTGCGCCGGGCGTAGCAGGGGCGGGCAGACTTATTGGCGCCGGCGGCAAACAACTTGCTAGGGTATTGCCGAAAGCAGGGGCTTCTGTTCAGCGCATCGGCACGGCAACGCGTACCGGCGGCCTTGGTGCTGGCCGCACTCCGGCTCAAACGGCGGCGCTGACAAGGGGCCAGCGCGGCTTGCAGTTGGCTGAACGGTCTTTAGGCGGCGCCATTGGTGGCGTTACGGGCGCCGCTCAGACGGGCGACGATTTGACTGAAGCCGCGACGTTTGGCGCAGGTTTGCCAGTAGTAGCCAACGTCGTAAAACGTCTTGGCGGAAAGGCCGTAGACCTTACGCGCTTGTCCAAAGTCAAAGCCGGAAAGATTATCCGCGAGGCGCTGGGCGAAGACATTGACGCAGCGAAAGCCGCGTTCCGCGAACTGTCGCCTGACGATCAGCGTCTGGCGCAGCAAGTTTTAGTTGAGGCTGGCGTTGAGCCTAGCCCATTCTTCGGCTTGGGCAAGATCGCCACCAGTCAAATGGACCCTGACACTTCTCGCCGTATACTTCAGCAGCAAGAGGCCGTGCGCGCTGGACGGCTGGCCGAAGCCGCTGGCGGCAGTACAATGGAAGATGTGCGCGCCGCAGTGCGCGGTGGACGAGCAGCAGTCACTGAAGAATTGGCACCATTACGCGAAGAGATGTACCGACGCGCCGGCTACGCCGGCGAGTTTGTCCCAACTAAACTAGATGTAGCCGCTGAACTAGAAAGATTGGCCGCAGAACAGTCAGGACTTAATCGTCGCATGATCCTCGGCGCCGGACGCGCTGAAACACGTATTGGCGAAACAGAAGATTTTTACTCAAGAATAGGTGATGAGTTTAGACCAGAAATGGTTAGCGAAGACCGCGGTATTTCGGGCGCCATGACGCAACGCGGCGAAAAGGCTGGGTTGACAGCCATAACTGCCCGCGAACGCGCCGGCGATATATTTGATGAAGTTGACAGCTTGGCTGCTGAAGGCATACGGCCTATGCGTGCTGCTGATCTTATAGCTTCGTTGCAGCGCAAAATGGCAGAACCCGAAAT